ATGGCTATTACTGATTCATGGCTCCGTTCTACCAACGGCAAGCCCCAAGAGAAAATGACCACTAAGACAGATAGGGATGGCTTATCTATCCGTGTCACTCCTAAGGGGAAGATTATATTCCAATTTAGATATCGCTGGAATGGCAAAGGGGATCGCATTGATATAGGAACCTATCCGGCGACTGGCTTAAAAGATGCGCGTGACGCTGTAACTTTCTACCGTGGAGAATTAGAGCAACATCGCAACCCTAAGATAGTCAAGCGTGTTCGTAAAGAGTCTGCATTAAGCGCCGTGACTGTAGAGGGGCTTATAGGGGATTGGTGGAAAACAACAATGCAAGGTTTAAAGGTTAACGCAGATGACATATTACGTTCTTTCGAAATTCATGTTTTCCCCAAAATTGGTGAATTACCCCATGATGAGGTAACTCTGCATGTCTGGCTCTCTTTAATTGAAAGTGTTACTAAAAAAACGCCATCAATTGGTACTCGAATATTGACATATTCTAAGAGTGCTCATAGATGGGCTGTCCGACGAGGAATGACTAATTTCACTCCCTTATCTGATGTGGTAACAAGTGATCTAGGAGGAAAAATCACCGATTCTGATATTGACGATTTCGACTCTGAGGTGGGTGAAAGGACACTAAGTGAAGAAGAATTGGTAGTGCTTTTCCAGCTAATTAATGCCCCCAAATATAATCCACGTAATGCACTGATAATAAAATTTTGCTTGTTATTTGGATGCCGTATCGGTGAGCTATTTAAAGCTAAAGTAAGTGATTTTGACTATGAAAAGAATGTTTGGATTATCCCTCCTAAAAACCATAAGACAGGCAGAAGATCTAAGAAGCCTCTCATTAGGCCCATTATTCCAGCAGCTAAGGAATTAATTGAGCAAGCGAAAAGATTGAACCATGGAAGTTCATATTTGTTCACAATATCCAGCGGAGAGCCTTTTGCTCGTGGATCACATGTTACAATAACTAAAATCCTTAATAAAAGAATGTCTATTTACTTGCCTGATTATGAGAACTGGTCAATCCACGACTTACGCAGAACCATGCGTACAGGGGTATCTGAATTAACGCCGCCTCATGTGGCCGAAATCATGGTAGGACACAAATTACCGGGTGTATGGCAGGTGTACGATAAGCACACCTACCTAAACGAGCAGAGAGAGGCATACGAGCGCTGGTGGGATAAGCTGACTAGAATTGTTTCCCGTCCTCCCAGTCAAAAATGTCCTGTCGCAGAAAGTTGAGCTGGTCAGATTTAAATCTGGGTTTTGGGAAGCCTTCTCGTTTTTGCTTCCCATTGCCACACCACAATCTTATCGTGTGTGGTTTTACACCATATCGATCTGCCAGTTCCTTTGTTTTGATGTAGGGTGATCCTGTCATTGCCCAGCTCCTTTCTGATACCCGCTCATCAAAATCATTTTTGCCACCATTGCAGGTGTTGCCTTATCACTCCAAGTCGCATCAAAAATAATGGTGTTCAGTTCCTCACTGAGAATATCGTCCAAGTTTTTTGGCCTTGCAGAGTAGGGCGCCTCATCGGGCACCCCGTTCATGACGTCGATAGTCAGTACAGCGATTTCCTTTTCTCCCCGTTCTGGCTTGCGATATCCTGCCTGCCATACTGCATCGGTGATATCAGTCGGATCGCCCCAGACTGAGGCGATAATTTGTGCGAGGTGGAATGCGTTATTGATCATTTCTAGCTCTCCATCCCGCCGAAAAAAGTTGAAAATATTTTTTAGTGTAACTGCTGAAATATTCACCACCTTGATATTTAACTAATAAATTGGTATTAAATTGAGGGCTGTTAGTGATAAATTTCTCAAACTCTGCCTGACATAAAGCTGATTTTTTTCTTTGTTCATTCGCCTTCTTCAACAACCAATCCGTCCACTCGCGCCCATCATCAATGTGACCGGGTAAATCAATGTCGTTCTGTGCGTTATCGATACTGATCATTGTTATTCTCCACTGTTCTCATCAAAGCCTATGGATATTTGACCCGCTTCCCGCAAGGCGCTAATCATTTTCTGCCGCTTTCCCTTGGTCTTTTTACGAGCGTTCATGATTTGGCTGCACACAGAAAGCAGTTCAGTTTCTTTCTTTTCATCCCGTGCTAGCTGGTGGCGTAATTCATCAAAGTGCCCAACCATGTGATCAAGTGATGGCAGGGCATTGATGCTGATGCCTGAATTTCCCGATTTGAAATCGATAAATGCCTGATTCACGTCAAGCTGAAAATCCGGCCGAATCCATCCGGCATAAGAAACTGCTATCAGTTCATGAGCATAAGTGCCGGGTGATGTGCCGCCATTGTTCACATCGACTACTTTTCGAGCAGACGCCAAATCTGGCGTCTGGATATTTTTCAATAGCTTAGATTCAAGTTCAGCAATGAGTTCTTTGGCGTGCTTGGTTCTCAGCCATCTGTTTGGTGCTTTTTCTTCACCCTCACTACTGGCCTTATGTAATGTGTTCAGGTTGTAGCGCCCGAATTCATCAAGAGGAATTTCAACGCCGACAACCACGGGTAACAATTTGCCTTTCATTATTTTCTCTTCCCCTTTTTGCCGTTCTTCAATGGGGTTATCTTCACGCTTGCCACTTTTGGTGCTGGTGGCGGAGGAGGGCAAACGCCCTCGTTAATGTGTTGATTATGTCTCATGCGGTGGATATGCCGCTGTGTGTGATCCCTGCCGTCGTCGATGCGGACTACCGTTCTGACCAGTTCGTCGTTGATGTCCACCCTCTGGCGGTGTTCCTTAGTCACGGCCTGCCTCCCTGCAAATGATTTTGTAGGCACGCATCATGTGGTTCGCTTTACCTGTGATTGTGGTCTTTCTGAAAAGCACACCGACGGAAGAAGCACGAACAGGCGTAGCTAACAGGGCGGCATCAACACAACGATGGTGCTTGCGGCGTTCGGTAATGAAACTGGCAATGATGATTTGCGCCGTGCTGCCTTTGTCCTGATAGTCGATTTTCATTGAAACATCCCCTTGGCTGCCAGCGCGTCACCCATGTCGTTGATCATGCTTTGCCATATCTCACGCCCGTAGCCCGTCAGGTAGCCATTGACTACGCATTTTTCCATTAGATTAATGGCTATTACTTCCCATGCCGGGTAATTCTGCTGTAGGGCTTCCAGTGCGTAACTGTCCACCAGCTCGCGAATACCTTTTACCCCATCGACAATAGCGACATTGATTTCTGTTTTGCCGACCTGCATCGTGAAGTGATCACCGCCGTTACGGGTCGTTACATCGTGATAGATAGCGGCTGCGTAGGTGTTCGCCAGTGCGTTGAGGCGAAAATTTTTCGTTATCATCTGGGCCTCCTGTCAATGAATAGCCGGCATAGTGTCAAGCTCACCAGCCTCTACCGCTTTGATTAATTCATCGTGCAGGATGGAAAGCCCCTCGCGTCCTTTCTCAGATAACCGGTTGCCGATCTCTGGCGGCATATTGATAAAATCCATGTACATTCTGACCGCCATATCCGCGCCTTCTTCGCTACCGAACTGCTCAAAGGCGATCCCCTCAACATGGGTTGCTAACATCATGCGCTCTGCTAATGGGTATACTGTGATTGCCGATGTTCCATTAACGTAGATGGCTGCGGTATCAGTGCCTCCCTGACCGTTATCAACCTCACGAGTGCCATTTCTGTCTATTTGCTCTTGCACAAATGAGGCTGATACAACCCATCGCCATAACACCAAACTCTGTTCACTGGTTGGTTCATAAAAGCCCGCTTTCCAGCCATGAGAGATAGCCAGTACCAAATCAAAACCTAACAATAAGTCACGGTCATACTGACCCGCGTCCAACGTCTTTAACGCTTCCGCATAACTGATGATTTCGCTGTTCGCGGCCTCAGTGATAACAATCACGCCATACTTGCCGTAATCAAATGCTGTTTCAGTGTGATGCTTGCTCATTATTTACCCTCCAGTGTATAAATGGCTTTGTCGTGGTGGTATTCACCGTTCCATGATTTCTTCATGGGAAGTTCGCCTTTCATGTACAGGGCGTACAGGCGGTGACAACCTTTTTCCAGTAACACGGCGGTGCGGGTGATAAAGGCGTCCTTTCCGCGAGGGGTTATCTCGTTTTCATCTTCGGTGAGATAGCGATCACGGGCATACGAAGCGACACGCCAGCGCGGCTTTTTCTCAGGATCTTTCTGCTCGTTGTAAAGCCAGTTGCGCTCCATTGCCCACCACATGATTTTGGCGGTATTCACCCCGTTCAGACCCTTACAGAAAGCGGGAATGGTCATTCCTTTGGTGAAGTATTTCTCCAAGCTATCTACGGTGGCATTCAGGGTTTTGTTTTCCCCCTCAAGGCGCTCAACGTTCTCGGCATACACGGACAGCATTGAACGTAACTTCGCGGGATTGCTGAGTAACTCAGCTTCCGTTGTGATATTGTCGCGACGAGTGAAATAGAATTCGGTCAGGTCGTCGAAGTAATTCCATGCTTGATCAGTCTCCAGCATCTTGGAATGGTTGGCTGCACCGCGTTCTGTCCAGAGGGTGAGATTTCTCGTATGTTTGTTAACTGACCCACAATTAGTGGGGCAGTTCTTAAACTGCTTTAATTCCTCGCCTTCCAGTTTGAAATAGTGTTTGCCTTCAATAAAGCGATCCTGATTACGACTGAAATTCATCTGGATGCTCTTGGCGTCAGTTCCATAACCTGCGGCTAATCGCTCAGTGTCCACAACACGCTGACCGCGATATTCAACGATCTGTAATTCTCTGGCGGATACTGGAACTAATTCGTCTTTCTTGGTCATTATTTAACTTCCTTCATTTCAATTTTCATTCTTTTTGCTAAACGACGCATAGCTCTATTAAGCGGCACTCTCATCTCTTCACCTTCTATCGGAAAATTAGAGAGGTATTTTTTTGAATTTAAATAATCCTGCTTTTTGTCTATTTCTAATCGCATACCTTGAGATAAGGTCATTCCCATATAACCTTGTTGTGTTTTACTTCTTTTTCGTTTAGCCATTAGCTATCACCTGTTTATTTATATGTTCTTTCAGTGCTTCTGCAATTCGCCTGGTATCTTCTATTGCGGCGGCTTCTTTTGGGGTTCTTAACACCTTGCTGTAACTGTTATGTAATGAGTGTCTTTTTTCATTATGTAATTGGCGATATTCAGCCCATAGTTGAGTATTAAGCGTGGTTGCTAAGTTTTTAGCTTTTCCCCAATATTCGGCGGCAAGGTCGTATTTTTCTTCTTTCTCTTTCTGGATGGCTGTATTAGCAAAATCTAAATAGGTTTTATTTGTCATGTTATTGGCTCCGTTTTCTTAGCAATAAGTTTCAATATCTCATTCATAAACTCATTACCCTCTTCGGTTAAGTTTCCGAACTTGGTATAAAAACTGTTATATGTCCTTACAATAAGTTCCTCTGCTTCCTGTTTGCTCTTAAGTGCAAATACATCTAATTCAAAGAAGCGGATTAAAGCGATGTTTAATATTTCTTCGTCTAAATCCAGTTGGTAATTAAATCCCCCTGTCTTTACAATGACAGAATGACAACCATGTTTTTTTTGTAATGCATTCAATTTAACGTTAATAAATGCCTTTCTCTTTCTTTTAAGCAAAGCTGATTGTGTCATTTTCTATTCTCCGTTTTTGGATAAAGCGATCCCCCAGCGATGGCGCTGTAATTAAATTTGTTTTATTGTTTTTATTATTCTAATTCTGCTATTTGTATTTCTAATATAGCTATCTCTGCATCCAATAAATCCATTTCATGCATTGCTTTTGAATACTTTTTACGTAAGGCTATTTTTTCTCTCTCTCGCCTGAGATCCGCTTTCAGTTCTTCCAGTACCTGAGCATGGCGCTTTATGAATTCGGGGCGCATCTTGCCAAGTTCCAGTGCAGTGGTTCCATCTTCCTGTTTAACTTTTTTAGCGGGGAAGTTACTTTCCTTGTTTTCATCATTAAACTGCTTTTGCGCCCGAACGTAGGCTAGTTTATTCAGTGCGCCGCTCTCACTCAGATAAGCCTTGTTAGCACCACGAATGATATAGACTTCGCGTAGTTCAATCCGGATATCTTCGTTGGTGGCTATTTCAATAGGTTTAAATGTTTTCATGGTTATTCCACTCCTCGAACTCGTGCTATTTCTTGTCCTGCTGCAATAATATATTCTGATATTATGACCAGTGCAGTAGTGGTATCGTTATCTTCTCCGGCATCAATAAGATTACTTATTAATACTCTTGATCTTTCAATTGCATTTCTGGCTGGTTCTAATTCTATTTTTAAATCAGAACCTGTTTTTTTTGTTTCGATAACTGAATCAAGAATACTGTCTAATTCATTAATATCCTGATACTGATCAGTTGATAATCTACGTACGGCACGTAATGTTGCGTGAGTATCAGCATCGGCTTCATTTTCAACTGCGGTTAATAATGGTACTAATATAGCCTGCATTTCTTCATTAATTTCCAATATGCTCTGCAAATAAGATTTTCCACCAATTAATATGTTCATGTTATTAATCCCTGTTTTGCTCTTCACGGTTATATTCCTCAGCAACTCCCCTTAATTTTTCAGCCAGCACCTTAGATTGACGATGAATACCACGGCACATTAAATATGCATCGACTGGAGTCCCTCCATCAATCTCACACATCAATGGGACTAATTGCACTTCAATTTCTTCTGCAATATCGATGGCTGTTTGTAGTTTATTATTCATGTTTAATTCCTTGTTGGATTCGTTGATAAATTTCCTCACGATGCACAGGAATATCTTTCGGTGCTTCAATTCTGATTTTTACTTTACTACTTTGAGTTCTTAATACTGTTATTACGATATCGTCACCTATCATAATTTTTTCTTGTGGGCGGCGAGTTAGGGTTAACATTTTTGTCTCCTTGATCATATTATGCTGATTTACCTTTTTATTTTACCTTTTGGTTAGTGATACGCTTAACCGTTCTCATAACAAATAAGGTAATCAAGTATGCTTAAATCTACACTTATTGCTAAATGCTTATTGCAATGCCGTATGATTCCAGACCTCAATACCGGAGAAAATGCAGTAGTAAGCATTTTTAAGGAGTATTTCCCACAACATTCATTCAATAAATGGAATACTCACCTACCCGATAACGTGATTCATTTTTATTTAAAAGCCTCTAAAGGCAGTGCCACAATTCGTGTTGATTCATTCATTAAAGATTTGTGGGATCTTTGATTGCTGCAAATGCTTTATGTTTATGAGTTATGGTTTTCCCAGCCAAATTAGCTTCATGTTCCAATGAGGTGCTATCAACTGATAGTGCCTCCAGCACCGCTTTAAGGAAAAATAAATAATCAGCCGATATTGCAGATTTTGTATTCAAGCAACACAAAGGAGCACCATTGATCCGTAATTCAATTATTTTCCCATTGTTACTATTTGCAATAATTTCTGGTTCATACTTTTTCATTTTCATACCCTCAGAATTAATATTGTTTATTTCAGTTACGATTAACTATTTGACCCATCCAGCCAAGGATTACATATGTGGGAAATAATTAACTCGATTTTTATTTTGCTCTAGAATGGTTTTTAAGTTCTTCTTCAATAAACCAACTAGATATATCGGCACTGAGTTCACTGGCCAGATCTATTAAAACAGCAATATCCGTAGGTTCCATTGTTGGATTATATTTAGATAGCATTGCCAATATTGTGCTGGACTGAGTTACTTTTTTTTCAATTTGACTAATTTTGGTAGACATAAGACGCCCTTTAAAGTGGTGATGTTATATATTCTTTGTGTGTATAAATAATACGAGTTGTATTTTATCAAATCAACATTTATTTGTATTAAAAATACAAGAAAATATTTAATATATTGATTTTTAAGAAAAAATATTTTTAAGGTAATTCTGTAAGTGTGTTTTACGTCACAAAATCAATAGATAGGCATAAAAAAACCCTCATAATGAGGGTTGGGTTGAGGCGGGGGGAACAAAAAAGGGAGTTTGGGTTAGTCGAGTACTACAGCGTACCAAAATAGTTTCCCAATGACATTCACACTATCCTGATCGGTCATTTCATCCTCATATTCATCGCGGTTGTAACTACGGATAAGCAACTTGCCTCCGGGCTTACGGTACAGACATTTGATTCTTTTTAGCCCATCCTGTTCAATCGCATAGACTTTTCCATCAATAATGTTTTTGTTTGCCGTATCTATAGCTACAGTTGCTCCATCTGGTATAACTGGCCCCATGCTATCTCCCTTTGCAGGGAAGCAGAGGATTGTTGAACCATCAACTGAGACCCCCATTCTTCTTAACGCTGACTTCGCAAATTTTAATTTAAATCCGTTGCGATCAATGTTAGCCAGACTGCCATCACTATATACAAATTCAATATCTGGCAAGAACGGAACTTCCACTTCATTATCATCTAATGGAGCACTATCCCAAGCAGATACAGTTCCCCATTCATTTTCAGGGGGAGTTTCTGACTGAGTCCAAGGTTTGGAAATATCGTTTCGTTTTGTTTCACCAACACCATTTAGGAGCCAATCTAAAGAATAGCCGTATATGTCACTGATTTTCTGGGCTGCTTCTCGGCTAATGGCATTTCTGTTTAACCAGTTATTAACCGTTTGAGCACTAACAGTTAATCGTTCAGCCAGTTCCTTTTGCTTTATATCCTCATTGGTAAGTATGGTCTTTAAGCGATTTCTAAGAGAGTTATCTTCATGATGGGTGTTCAGTATGGGGCTACTTTTTTCTGCGTGGGTTACTAACCCTTCATAGTCAAAGCTAATATTATCAAGTCCGATAGTTTTCATTAGCTCCATGATTGTGCTGATTGAAGGAACCCTTCTTCCATTTAACCAATGCCCAACAGCCCCTTGAGTAACCTCTAGGGATTCGGCTAATTTTTCTTGGGATATTCCCAGTTCTCTCATTCTGGACTTAGCCAGCTCATACCATGTCTCTTTCATATGTTGATTCTCTTTCTGAATTGTGAATATTTCAATGTACATTTTGTATTGATTATACACATGATGTTATATATGATCTCCTTTACTTGGAGGAATCAACATGAATTCGATAAAAAAATACAGAAAGATGGCAAACCTGAAACAGAAAGACTTAGCTTCATTAGCTGGCTTAACTCCTTCAGCTATTAGTCACTATGAAACAGGTATTAGAACCCCTGACATAGCGACGTCTAAAAGACTGGTGGGTGCATTAATGGCTAAAGGCATTAAGTGTAGCTTAGATCAACTTTTTGCAAATAGCGCTCAAAGCCTTCCACCGCCCGAGGTGAGCCATGAATAACTTCCAATCAATGGTGGTTTATGTACTGGCGTTCTGGGTGATCCCTGTCTGGGGTGTGTGGTCTGTGGTGGGGTTTTCGTGATGTCGGCTTTTCCTGATTACACCAAAGTCACCATGCCATCGCATTTCTACCCTGACGATGGCACATGGATTCAGGAAGTGCTGGCAAAACTGCGGGCAAGTACCCGAGCGAAGATCACCGCTCAGTATTCAGAAGTGTATCAGTCAGCATGGGATAACGAGCCAGTGTCATACCGGAAAGACAATGCAGCCAGACGGGCGGCCAATATCCGGCTCAGGGAGTTCGTCGTGAAGTATGAGAGAGCGGCACAGGGGTATACAGCGGAGCCGATGGGAGTAACAACATGTCCAGTTTAATTCTAAGTGCGTACTCGTTGATAAGTACATTCATGTATCAGTTAGGTAGTACATCGGGGAAGAGGGGAAAACTTTCTAGGGGGGGGGAAGGGGGGGGTGATCTTTGAAAGGGGGTGTTAGGGAAGGCACAGCCAAAGGAAGAACTCAGATCTTATATATAGATCACTATAGGGATATCAAAATCGCACAGACGCTTAGACGTCCAAATGGGAAAAATAAAAAGGCTTTTCTCTGGCAGTGGAAATTATTCAAGTGAGGGTATCAATGTTAAGTGAGAATGGAAGTGTAAGAGGGTGCAAGAAACTGAACAGCCAAACTTTGCAGGGTGCAACTGCTCAGGCTCTTGCAATAGGTAATACAGATGCGGTTACCTGCGCGAATTATCACACGGCAGCACAGAAAAATAAACAGGGAGTAACATCATGCTAGAAATTACCCCTAAGTTTGCTCAGGAACGCGCTTTGAACATGTTGCGTCAGGACTGGAAAAACTTTAATTCCTTCATGGTGTACGCCCCGACAGGTGCAGGCAAGACAGCCCTGTCCGCCTTTATCACGTACGGTTTTGTGTCAAAGGGAAAGAGAGTGCTCTTTGTGGCACCGTTTACCGTATTGATAAATCAGACTGCGCAGCGCTTTATCGAGTATGGATTACCGGAGGATGAAATCGCTTTTATCTGGCGTGATCACCCCAATCAAAACCCGAAAAAACTGATTCAGATTGCGTCGGCTGACACGCTGATCCGTCGTGACTTCCCCGAAGACATTAATCTGCTGGTGATTGATGAAGCGCACCTGAAACGTAAAAAGATACTGGAAGAAATCACCCGGCTGACCACCGAAACGGATTGTAAGGTCGTCGGACTATCGGGAACCCCTTTCTCGCCGTTCTTGGGTCACTACTACCAGAGGCTGATAAAGCCAACCACGATAAAAGAGTTAATCCAGCGCGGTGATCTGAGTGCTTATGAGTTTTATGCCCCCACTAAACCCGATTTAACCGGGGTGAAATCATCTCAAAGCGCTGAGTACGGCAGCGACTACAAAGAAGACGAAATCGCCGAGATCATGTGCGGGGCTGATTTGGTCGGCGATGTGGTCAGCAGTTGGCTGAAATTGGGTGAAAACCTGCCCACTATCTGCTTCTGCGTGAATGTCAGTCACGCCAATTTCGTCACGATGGAGTTTAACCGTGCTGGTGTGAATGCGAAGGTAATGACCGCCAATACCCCGCATGATGAGCGTGACCTGATTATTCATCGCTTTGAGCAGGGCGCAACGAAAATCATCGTCAATGTGGGCGTACTCGTGGCGGGTTTTGACAGTGACGTGCGGTGCATCATTTACGCCCGTCCTACTAAGTCAGAAATCCGCTGGCTCCAGTCAATCGGCAGAGGCTTGCGTACCGCCAAAGGTAAGGCCCGATGCGTCATTCTGGATCACTCCGGTACTGTCCATCGCCTCGGCTATCCCGACGATATCGAATATGACGAGCTGCCCCGCAAAAACGACGGTATGAAGTCCAGCTCCAGTCACCGGGAGCAGGAAAAACGCGAGAAGCTGCCGAAAGAGTGCTCATCCTGTCATTACATGAAGCCCGCTGGCGTTTATGTCTGTCCGAAGTGTGGGTTTAAGCCACTGTCAGGCGAGGATGTTGAGGTGGATACCAGCCGCACCATTCAGAAGCTCAGCAAGAAAGAGCGTATCTATACACAGGCTGAAAAGCAGAGTTTCTATTCACAGTTGAAATATTACCAGAACCAGCGGGCTTCACAGGGTAAGGCGGTCAGTGACGGTTGGGTATCCAACACGTTTAAAGACAAGTTCGGCATCTGGCCGCGTGGATTCCATGATACCCCGCAGGAACTGACGCCCGAAGTGAATAACTTCATCAAACACAAACAGATTGCGTGGGCGAAAAGCCGCAAGAAAGCCAAACAGCCGTCCAGCCACGAACAGCAGGGGCTAAACCTTGAAGTGGCCCGCCATAAGGTACGTGAAATACGTGAAAAATTAGGTGCCCCATCATATCAGGGAGACACACAGTGAACAGAATAAAAACCGCTGATGCCGTTATCGGTCACTGGCCTGAAATCTTCGCTTACTACAAATTGCCCCCCGTGACAGGGAAAAAGCACTTTAAAGGGAAGTGCCCGATATGCGGGCGGAAAGGGAAGTTTCGCATTGATGATCGTGATGGCAGGGGGACGTTTATTTGCACCGGTCATGCTGGGGATGGCTGGGCGTTGCTCCGACTGACTCAAGGCAAGGACTACAAGACTCTGGCCGATGAGATTGATCAGCTATTGGGTATCCAGTCAGATAAACGCAGTGTGGTTAAAAAAGAAACTAATATCACCACGTTCAGAAACAAAGTCACTGCCTGCTATGCCAATTTACCCGGCCTGAAAGGGACATCGGGCGAAGACTACTTACGTAACCGGGGCATTCATACTTTACCCGCTGACAACGTGAAGTATTGCCCCGATCAGCCGGTCCGCAACGGGAAGCTGCAAGCGATATGGGCGCTGGTGACGGATGCCAAGGGCACGCTGTGTTATCTGCACCGCACTTACCTTGATGGGGACAGGAAGGCGAATATTACCCCGCAGAAAAAACTGGATTCCACGCAGGAAGAGAGTTATCGCGATCATGCTCAATCACCGGCGATACGCCTGTTCCCGGTCGATTCAACGCTGGGCATTGCAGAAGGCATTGAAACCGCACTGTCCTGTAAACAGATTTACGGCGTCAACACATGGTCAGTGGTGAACACGGGCTTTATGGAACGCTTCCGTGTGCCCGGCGGGGTTAAGCATCTCATCATCTTCACGGATATGGACTGGAACGCCGCAGGTCATGCCGCCGCAATGTCATGTGCTCATGGAAACTTATTGGCGAATAACGAATTAGAAAAGGTCAGCGTTCGCTGGCCTGACCACGGCGACTTCAACGATATGCTCCAGAACGGGGATGAAGCCAGAGAATTAGTATTTATGAAAAAAGCACGGGAGATGGCATAACTATGAAGCTGGAGTCAGCATTAAAACACTTTCATCCGAAGTCACCGACTTTTAGTGATGTGTCAACCAGTACCGCCCCGGACAGAATGAAAGGCATGGATACCGCTGCGGCTTTAGGGATGGCTGAATCACAGGCGAAGTTTGGCATGACGGCCTTTTTTGCCAAGAACAACGTCAGTGAAGAAGACAAATTCAACACCGTGGAAGAACTGACCCGATACGCAAGGCGAACTGTACCGAAACTGATCTCGAAGGCCGCCGGGAATAAACTGGGGCAATGTCTGGTGATCTTGTCCAAGATGGCGTTTGAGAATTACGCCCGTTCAGCCGCGTCAACCTGTCAGTGCTCGGAATGTGGGGGTAAGGGGTTAATCAAAAATCAGCAGTTATCGGGTGCAAAATTCTATCGGGCGAAAGTTTTAGGTAACTACGGTTATTGTGAGTCAGATCCTCAATATGAAGCGGTCGAAGCACTGTGCCAAAAATGCAACGGGAAAGGCGTTCTGTCAAATCGTTGTCGTTGCAAAGGGCGAGGCTTAGTACTCGATGAGAAAGAGACAGCATTACAGGGTATACCCGTTCATAAAATCTGCCCGCGATGTTCGGGGCGAGGTTACAGCAAAGTGCCGTCGTCGGTGGCTTACACAGCAATCAAGGCTTACTTACCGGAACTGAACGAAAGAACATGGCGGCGGAACTGGAAGCCCTTTTATCAGAAGCTGGTGGAGAAGTGCTATACGGAAGAAAAGCGAGCAGAAGTTGCATTCAATGCGGTGACAAAATAAACCGTTGCATTTTGTCCGGCCTTGGTCTAACATCTTCAAATAGTGGGAACTTGTAACTATACTCACTACGAATTTTCAGACCTCGCTTCGGCGGGGCTTTTTCGTATCTACCCGTAGTCAACTCAGCGTTCACAACTCAACCACCAAAAGATTTTTGGTAGTTCAAAATCCCGATGCCGTAAATCCGGTAACGGAACTAATTCAAGTAGTTATTCCAAGGCTGCGCATGGCGTGGCTTTTTTGTTTTTGGTCGCCAACTACCGTGTAAGTGTTGGGTGCGTTGCGGATTTACCTATTCCAGCCGACCGCAAACGCTCATATTGGCAGGATCACAATTTAACATCTGAAATTATGCAGGGTTATACCTGCTATCAGTACGCACTGCGTATCTACCGCCCTCAATTCTGAGGGCACCCTATTCATAATCAGGTCGCTACGGCGGCCTTTTTTGTTTTCTGGCGAATAAATGTTTGTACCAACAGAGGGGCAGGAACGGTGAAATACATGGGCAGTAAAGCGCGGATAGCTAAATATATTGCGCCCTTCATTCTGGATCATTTAACGACAGAGACTGTTTATGTTGAACCCTTTGCGGGCGGCATGAATATGGTGAGTCACATCAATACCAAACATGCTGGCCCTGTTATCGCTGCCGATAGCCACGAATACCTGATACAAATGTGGGACGCATTACTCTCTGGCTGGCAGCCACCGGGGCAAATCTCACGAGAACAGTACTACGCGATAAAGAATAACCAGAATGAAATCCCGCATCTAACAGGATGGGTGGGTTTTGTCTGTAGTTACGCGGGTAAATGGTTCAATAGCTACGTGGGAACTGGGCAGGTCAAATCCGGGCGCGTTCGTGATTATCAATCGGAGGCCATCAACAATATTCAGCGGCAGTTGTCTGAGTTAGATGGCGTCATATTGCAGTGTTGCGATTACCGTGTATTGGATATACCCGATGGGGCTGTAGTTTATTGCGACCCGCCTTATGTGAATACTCGGCAATACCGCGATGCCTTTAATACGGCTGAGTTCTGGAATTGGGTTCGTGAGTTATCGAATCGCTGTACTGTCTTTGTTAGCGAATACACCGCGCCAGATGATTTTAATTGCATTTGGTCACGTGAAGTTACTAGCGGTATCTCTGGAACAAAAACGACATCAATTGAATCGCTATTTATGCTGAAATCCAGCTTACCTTAACTATTAACCCATTACTTTTAACCGACTCACAGGGGTAACCATCGTTCACCCCCACGGACGCCCATTGTTCAAATGGGGTGGAATATGCGTATGCCAAATAAAGACCCAAGCGGCTTTGAACTGTATCAATGGCTGATACTGCTGCTGCTTTCAGCATGGGGCGGGATAGTCCGCTACATCATCGATATAAAAACCAGCAATGCCCGCTGGAGTTGGTTCGGGGCAGTGGCTCAGGTAGTCGTTTCGGGCTTCACCGGACTGATAGGGGGCTTTATCAGTTTAGAAGCGGGACTGAGCTTATACATGACATTCGCCAGTGCGGGGATGTGCGGCGCGATGGGAAGTATTGCCCTCACGTATTTCTGGAACAGACTGACAGGTGATCACAGATGATTAAGGAAATATGCGGTGTGAGGATATTTCCCCTGATTGTAATGTTATATCAGGTTCGGCGCTGGTGGACGCTACGCAAACTGCGGAACTGGTGGCGTGATGATATGCATTTTTTGAAATTAGTCCGTCAATACAGGCAATACAAACAGATAAATAACCATTTCAGTTTTGACCGACGCTACCGATTTCTTAGGCGATTGACAGGGTATGAACAACAACGGGGAATAATCTGATGAGCAGAGGCATTCGTAATAACAACCCGGGCAATATTGATCACAACCCCGCTAATAAGTGGCAGGGTCAATTGCCACACGACCCGAAGATTGAAAAACGCTTCTGTCGTTTCGAGACGGCGGAGCACGGTATCCGGGCACTCATGAAGCTGCTGACCAATTACCACAAGAACGGTTATCAGAGTGTGGCCAAGATGATAGACCGCTGGGCGCCCGATATAGAAAACAACACCTCAGCCTATATCAAGGGTGTTGCTAAGGCACTGAATGTCGATTCGAATCAGATTCTGGACATCAATAAACCCACGCTGATTGCGCTGGCTAAATCCATTATCCGGCACGAGAACGGCAAGCAGCCTTATTCCGATGACATCTTCACACGGGCATTTGAGATGCTATGAAATTCAACAGCCAATACTTCACCCTCGGTGCTTTTGCTGTCGTCGCTGGCCTGCTTTGGTTCTATTACAGTGAGTATCAGGGCAAGGCCGAAGAATACCGTAGTTTAAAACGACAGTATGAC